CTGCGGGACTTTATCTCCCACACTACGGTGTCTAGACCTGTAACAGGGTTGGCCTAGTGGACTTCTGCTCGATACTACCGAGAAAAAGGTAACAACTACATGGAGCGGATCCATGTGGTTTTCGGTTTCCCATAAGGGAATCGGTACGCTCCGAGCCTTGGCCCAGAGTAGTTACCTACGGCTGAATGCGGTAGTTCTCCACCACTCTCTAGGAGTTGGTTTTCGGCATGCTGTCCGGCATCATGCCTCCACTCAAGCTCTGTGTCTTGAGAGAATTCGGTAGTTATGTTCATACCGAACTGTTTCATTTCGTGGATCATTTGTCCACGACCTGCGAGCTGTACTAGCGTCAGCACGACTTTGGACAATGGAAATCCCATTGGCCACATGGATTTCACTTGAAGTGTTCGTCCTTGATACTCCACCCTGTGGGGGAGTAGTGAGAAATCTATTACTAGATTTGCGTATCGGAAGTTGTCTCCGAACATCCGCCTTGCCAGTATGGCGACAAGCGCGGCCCCGAGTTTTCGGGAGATGTAGTCTGTCGCAGACTTCATATCCGTAAAGAAGTTTACGGAATACGCCTTTTTCCATTCGGCATAAAGGACATTAAGGCCCTCGTCGGAGAGTCTTTCTAAGTGGTAAAAATGATGATCACCAGCTGTGATTCCAACCGTACAGGTTGGGTCTTCTGCAAGGGCAGTGAGCATTGCCTTTGCTAGTGGCATTACCCCATGGTAAGCCAGTGTGTCTCCCTTTGTGAGAGGGCGAGTTTTTCCTGGTTCATTGATGAAAATCAGGACTTGAAGAAGCATATCGTGCTCCTTTTCAGTGTACTCGGGCCAGACCATGGCCTTGTACTTTTCGTTTGTCTTCGACAACGTGTATATCATCCCTTCAACAGAGAGATAGAAAACCGCCTTGTGGGGGTGGTTATGGATTTCATCCTTCTCGATGAACCTTTCAATCTCAAGCGTGGTGAGATTTCTTTGAGGAACCCTTCCTGTTGTCCTCAACAGTTTTCGAAGACGTAATCTGATGTCTTCGTTCTTTCCCCCTTCTTCCGTGGAATTCAGGGTGCAAGACGTCGGCCGCATGGCCGAGTCGAAATATGACGACCACATCTTTGGTCGCGGTTTGTCGAACGTGTCTCGTTCGCGTAGGTAGGTGTTTAGTGCAGCACCTGCTTGGAGGACTGATTTCTTGCTAATCATGTCTTCTTTCTCTGCGATTTCTAACCAATCGCTGACTGTCCTAAACCTGACTCCAGGTGTAGGGTAGTATAGGATTCTGGACTGTGCCATTAATCCTTTTTCGGCGAACTCATAGAGTCCGTCGTAAAAGTCCTTGGGCCGCGAAAGATCGCGGTCCTGGATGTATTCTTCGTACTCAAAGATGAAGAATCGAAGCTCTTTGCAGAGCTCGAATGGTCGATAGCCTCGCTCTCGGCCCATCTGGCGGATGGAATTTTTCGCCATTTTCTTGATCTCTGTG